TTTTATAGAAGCAGAACTTACTGATGATGAGATTCAAGCATACAGAGATGGTGGTTATATAGTAGAAGATATATCTGTATCAGAATTAAATACAATGGATAAAGGTGGTATATTCAAAAGAAGAAAAAAGAAACAAGAAGAAAAAGAACAACTAGAGTACAGACCACCTGTAGAAGTTAATGATGAACTGTATGAGTCAGTAACTCCTTTTCCAGAAGCCCCAGAAGACTTTAAACAAGGTGTAGGTAACATTAAAGAGATTGAGAAAAAAGCACAAGCTCCGGACTGGTTAAATTTTTCTAATGAGTATGAAAAGAAAAACTCTAAGCAAGCATTCATTGATGAGAAAAAAAGAGAATATCTTAAAAGTACTAACAAAGGTTTAAATAAACTTGCTGGAAACAGTATGGAAGACTTTCCAGAGGCTGTAGAAAAAAACTTTGAAAAAGCATATGACTATAAAAAGAATACTTATGTAGCTAAAAAACTAGGTAAAGAATATGGATTCTCTCCTAACAGAAGAGGAGAGTGGGTAGACTATTTATCAAAAGGTGAAAGAAATATAATTGCTAATTCTAAATTTGAATCTAAACTACAACCAAGTTTATGGGATAAAACTTTAGCAGGACTTGTAACATTAACCACACCATTTAGTGCTCAGGCTAATGATGCTATGAATAGAGGTGAGTTACCTGGATTAACAAAAAGAGAACAAAGAGAAATCAAAGATTCTGAACTTTTTGGTATTCCAGTTGGAGGTTTAGAAGCTTTAGCAGGATGGGACGCTCCAGGTGTTGCTATAGCAAATGCATTAGAACAATCTGGTAATTCTGGTTATGGTGCAGGTTATAGAGAAGCTCCAGGAGTATTATCAGCACAACCTATGGCTAATGTAAAACCGGAACAAGCTATGGTATTAAATCCTCTTAATTATATGTTACCTTATGATATAGTGGCTGCAGGTCCTTCATTAGTTAAAGGGATGGCATCAGCAATTAAAGGAGCAGGCACTGCAGCTAAAACAACTGGTAAATTTTTAACTGAAGCAACACCTTTAAAAAATGCCTCTAAAATAAATCCTAGTAATGTAGATGAATTAGTTGATTTATGGAGAATACAAGAAAAAAGTGGAAAAACATTTGCGCAACTTGCTGAAGAAGGAAAAATAAATCCTTTATTTAATAATCCAGCAACTTTAGCTAGAAAAGCAGAAGAAGAAAAATATTTTGGTCAATGGTTTACAAAAGATAAAAATGATTTTGATTTTTATAAAGCTGATAGAGAATTTACAAATCCTGAAATAATAAATTTAAAAGTCCCAAAATCTAAGTTAGAACAATATAGTCAATATGATAAATCTTTAAGTAGGGCCCCTGATAGAGAATTTGTAATACCTCTTGAAGAACAAAAACTTTATAAAGAATTACCTGGTTCAAGTAATAAATCTTTTATGGGTAAAGTAAAAGATTATTTTGATAGACCACCTGGACCATTAATGCTTGGTATGTCTAAAGGAGCTGTGTTTAATAAAGAAATAAAAAACCCAGATTACTTCCTAGACTTAATGAAGATAAACAAGTACAGTGCAAAAAATAAAAAATACTTTGAAGATCTTATAGCTACTGTCAAAAAACAAGGCAATGTAGCAAGTGAAAGACAATATGATGAGTTGCAAAGACTTAAAACCGGAGACATGAACTATGGTAAAAAAGGTTATGCAAGAGGAGGTATTGTTTCTGAACTTTCTAAAAGAGAAATAAATGATCTTGTATCACAAGGATACATAGTAGAAGATGTAGATTAAACTTATTAGGTTTATTAAATAAATTTATTTTTAGTATATTAATACATAAAGCATATTATGTCAAAAAAGAAAGTAAGAATATATAAGGCTCCAGACGGAAAAGGTCAGTATATAAATAAAACTGCTCAGTTTATAGGTAAAATGCAATCAGGTGGTCAACCAAGTGTTGATCAGTTAGGTTATCCAGGTTCTCAACAAGAATCTCAACCTGTTACTGAAGAACAATTAATGCAAGCAGTTTATCAAGATATAAGTGATGAACTTCCTTATGAAGCTATTGTAGCTAAATTAGTTACTATACATAACATAGAACCTTCTGCAGCAAATCAATTTGTTCAACAAGTATATGGTATAATTGAAAATGATATAAGTAAAGAAAAATCTGATGAAGCTGAAGCAGAAGAAGAAGCTGAGCCCGTTGAAGTTGAGGAAATTGAAAATGAAATAGTAAGAGAAAAAAGACCTATGAGTAAAATCAAAGGTCATACTGATATTGCTATGGAAGATACAGGTGAAGAAGACGTAGAGTTAGAAGATGAAGATATGCTTAAGTATGGTGGTATGCCAAGAATGCAAGAAGGCGGACAAGACTATACTGACGCTATGTATAATGATACAGCAAGTTGGGAAGATTCAGAAGTTCCAATTACAATGCCAGATGTATCTGACTATTTACCATTTGACATAAGTGAATATTTAAACAATGATGCGGCACCTGTTGCTTGGCAAGAACCTGCAGAGGAAGAAGAAGAAATACCTGAAGAAGATTTAACAGATTATGCTGAACCTGTTGTTGATCCATCTGAGTTTAGAATGGGTGGTTTTAAAACTAAGAAAGGATATGTTAATTCTGTTGTTAAGTTGATTAAGAAAGCAGCAGGTGGAGATAATAAAGAACAAGACATCAAAGCTTCAGATGCAGATCCTATAGGAGATGACTTAAGACAAACTAGATTAGATGCCTTTGTTGGTGCAGTAAAAAAAGAAAGTGACTTAAGTGTTGCTAAAGAAGAAGCTGAAAAACAATTTGAAGACATGCAAGCTATGCATCAACAAATGATGATGCAACAACCTGAAGGATTAAATAACTTTATTCCTGAAGATTATGAAGAGCCTGAGTATATGCAGTTTGGTGGACAAAGAAGGGCTATGCGTCAATTAAATAGAGCAATGAGAAAAAGCCCAATGGGTATTCCTGGTATACACGGTCCTGTTACTAAATTTGATGTAAGAAGATCTGGTATTTTTGGTAGACCTAAAGAGTATAGTATAGAGTTTGGTGAAAGTCCCTTAATGCAATTAGCCGGTAATCCATTCTTATCTCAAGCATATGGTTATGGATATACTAAGAAAAAAACTAAAACTCCGGGTAGAATGATTACAGAAACTGTAAGAAACACAGTTAATAATAAATCTACTAAAGATGTAGCAAAAGCAACAGGTTCTGAAGCAGCTGCTAAATCAGCTTGGGATTTAGATCAGAATCTAATTCCAGATAGTATTCAGAGTAATGTAATAGAATCAAAAGCTAAAACAAGAACACCAGACCCCATTGGTACAGCTGTTGCAGCTTCAAAAGCAGCAACTCCAGTAGTACCACCAATGGCCAATGCACCAGTATCTTCTAATCCAGCTGATGAGATCTTTGGAAAGAATCCACCTAGAGTTGGTGAAACCAATAGTGCTTATTTATTAAGAACTACAGGTAATCCAGGTTTCTATAATAATACAGATTTATGGAACGGTACTGAATTTGTAAAAACAAAAGATAGCAAAATAAAAGAAAAAGGTGGTATTATTAATAATCCTATGCCAGATCAATTTGGTAATCTTCAACAGTTTGTATACGGTGGTCTAGATCAAGCTGACATAGATGATGTGTATGCTACAGATACTACAGATCCTTATATGCCTGAAGCACAATATGGTATGGGTATAAATAATATGCAAAATCCCACAGCTTTAACAGATTACATTTCTGGTCATTTGCAGAATCATAACTATGGTCAAAAAAAATCAAAGGATACTTCACAAAATAAAACTACAAATACTAGTAAGACAGCAACAAATCCTTATGCTTCAGCTTATGGATATAATCCACAAAGTTTATTTCAAACATACTTTCCAGCTAACTTTCCACAAAGAGTTTCTTATTCAAAAATGAAAAGAGGACCTTATGATAAAGCTAGCGGTCAACAATTTGCTAACATACCAGGATTCAATCCTTATGCACAAATAAAAGATGTTAATGTAACTAAGGTAGGTTTATTAGGAAGACCAAAGAAGTATAGTGTTACTTACAGCAACAACCCATCAGGAAAGCCTGAAGATAGAAAATTAGCCTATCCAAATACTTCAACTACTAAACAACAACAAGGTGTAGCAAATCAATCTACAGAACCTAAATCTGGATATTCAAATACAGCTGGTTTATCAGGTAAAGCTCAAAGACAGATCCGACAAGGTGAAAGAGAAATGGCAAGAAATGATAGAAAAGTTGCTAGAAATCCTGAAGGTAATGTTCCATTTATGTTAAATGCTCCTGGAAAAGGAAATCAAGATAATGTTGGTATGGGTACTAAAATGAAAATGTTTGGTGCTAAACTAGCAGGAGCTGATCAAAAACAATATGGAGGAGACTTAGAAAGATTTATTCCTCAAGCTCTTTTAGGTAATGAAACTCCTGTATCAATGGTTAACAATCCAGCTAATAGTGATCTTAGAATGCCTATTAAAAGTTCTAAAGAAGTTGGTCAACAGTTAATGATGGACAGTAGAAAGAAAGTAGAAGGAGAAGCTGACTATATGCCTGATGAATATACTGTAGATTACAAAGCTAAAAATAAATGGTTAGGTGATAATCAAGGAGCTATTCTATCAACAAATGCTGCAGTACAAGGAGTCACAGGTATGATTGATAGATTTAAAAATAAAGATAGAGAAGCTAAGATGTATGATAATCTTACAGCTGATAATCTTTATGCAGCAGATCCTAGTAGAGACAGTGGTGATTATGATGTTAACTCTGGTCTTTATAGACCCAATGAACAAGGTCAAACATGGAACAGTCGATCTGCTAAATATGGAGGAGATAGTAATTATGCTGAAGGTGATGAAGTTGAAATGACTGAAGAAGAGTTAGCAGAATTTTTAGCAAATGGTGGACAAGTTGAATACTTAAATTATTAACCAATGAAAGTTAGAATAACAAAAATACCTCAAGCCAGAACTGGATACCAAGTTCAAGGAGGATTAGTAAATGATGTACCAGCTATGGGTGGTGCAGATTATAACTCTTACATAGGAATGAAAAAACCTAAAGTAGGTTCTACAATTAGTAAAGTTCCTAGGAGTAAAGCTAATCTAGAGGCTGAAGGTGGAGAAACTGTAATTGGTAATATTGATGGTAGTGGTATGCCATCTTTTTATACTATTACTGGACCAAGACATTCTGCAGGAGGTGTACCATTAAATCTTCCAGATGACAGTTTTATCTATAGTGACACACAGTCAATGAAGATATCAGATCCTGTTATTCTTAAAATGTTTAATAAGCCTGTTAAGAAAGGCGGATATACTCCAGCAGAACTCTCTAAACCATATGATCTTAATAAATATAGAAAAGTACTTCAAGATCCTGACTCAGATAAGATAGCTAGAAATACAGCTGAGTTAATGATTAAGAACTATACTGTTAAACTTGGAGCATTAGCATTAGCACAAGAATCTAAGAAAGGGTTTCCTCAAGGAATTCCAGCAGTAGCTGAACCTTATATGAAAGCTAATGGTATTAGTCCAGAACAATTAATGCCAGAAAAAGCTTTACAAAAACAAAAGATGCAACAACAGGCTCCGGAAGATGAAGGTCAGGAACCTAATATAGAACCAGAAGCACAAGAGGAAATGGCTACTATGGAACCTGGAATGTCTCCAGATCAAATGGGTATGCCACAAGAAGATACAATGATGCAAATGGGTGGTATGCTAGAACAAGACTATTCATTTCCATACTATCCTACTGAAATGGCATATGGTGGATATTTACCTCAAGCTGTAGATGGTAGACCGGTTGATACAAAAAAAGTTGGTAGAGATGATTATAATAAAAGTAATTGGGAAACTAGAAAAGATGCTCAAGGAGAATATAAATATAATAAGTCTTCAGGTGCAGAAAGAACTTATAAAGGTGAAAAAAGAATAGCAGGAACAGGTTCAGGAGGTGCTTATGGACCAGCTGCGATTAAATCACTGTGCCGTAGATTAATGGAAGGAGCCACAATTGAACAATTAGCATCAGAAGGTAAAGGTAAGGTATCTGGTTTAACTAAATTATTAGCTCATTGTATTCCTGCAGCTGAAGAAAAATTTAGAGAAAAAGAAGAAGCTATTGCAACAGAACCGGAAGAAATTTCAAAAGATGAGTGCGAATGTAAAGATGAGAAAACTGGAGAAAGTTATATGGTAGGTAAAGATGCTGATGACAACTGTCTTCCATGTACTACTGAAAAGAAAAGATGTGAGTGTCCTGATGGATCTGATCCTGGTATGGATGAAGACGGTAACTGTAATGATTGTGAATCTGAAGAAGAAGAAGAAGTAACAGGAGATGTGGAAACTCCAGCAAAACCAGCTGAATGGTGGTTACAAGATACTGTAAATACTATGGGTGCATTTGGTGATCTTATGAGTACTAAAAAATATATGCCTTGGGAAGCAAGAGTTGATCTTGAAGAACCAAGACCTACATTCTTAGACCCTACAAGAGAACTTGCTGCACAATCCGAACAAGCTAATATTGCTGCACAAGCATCTGCACAGTTTGCAGGACCTCAAGCATTAGGTTCTAGACTTTCTGCAATACAAGGACAAGGTGCTTCACAAGCTGCAAATACTCTTTCTAGAATTAATAATCAGAATGTAAACATTGGTAATCAATTTGAAGGTCAACAAGTAGGTGTAAGAAACCAAGAGAACATGCTTAATCAAGCTATGAATACTAGAGTATATGATAAAAATACTATTGCTAATCAACAGTTTGATAATTCTATTAAAGCTGGTAGAGCTAATATGAGAAATCAATATAATACAGCTGTTACTAATAAATGGAAAACAGATGCTCTAAATCAGATGTATCCTAACTATCAAACATCTCCAGGTGTAGGTGGTAAAGTTGGATACACGCCAACTAAGAAAGAAATTGATTTACAAAAACCAGGACAAACTGAAGCAGAATATTACAAAGATTTACTTGCGGCAGGTCTTCCTCCTAAAGAAGCAGGTCAGTTAGTAGTAGATAAATTTAAGTCTAAAAAAGGTGGAGAGTCTCAAAGAGGATACATATATACTAACTGGCCAATCTTCCTTTAAACTTAACAGGTTTATTAAACTTAAAAAATTTTAATAGTTTTACAATATAGATAAAAAACATTATGGCTACGTATCTACAATCAAATTCCGGAATATATAAGATCACTAGTACGGCTAGTGGTAAGATATATGTTGGTTGTGCCTCTAATGTAAGAACTAGAATAAATGGACATCTCTATGATTTAAGAAGAGAAAAACATAATAATAATTATTTACAAAGAGCCTGGCTTAAATATGGTGAAGAAAATTTTGTTTTTGAGATAATTGAAAAATGTAGTGTAAATGATTTACATGCTAGAGAACACTATTGGGTTAATGAACTTAATTGTTTAGATAAAAGTATTGGTTATAATATTAAACCTACTGATCCTAATGGTTGCTCTATTCAATCTGAAGAAACAAAAGAAAAATTAAGACAAGCGAATACAGGTAAAAAACCATCCTTAGCATGTACTGAAGCTGGTAAAATATACAATGCTTCAGAAGAATGCAAGATGAATTTAATAGAAGCTAGAAAAAAATTAAAAGATATAGATTTTAATATTGTTAATGCACACAAAAGAAAATCTATAAAAAATATAATTACAGGTGAAATATATGAATCTTTAGCAATGGCTGCAAATATTTTAAATATTCCTAAATATGAATTATCAAGACGTATCTTAGGAAAGAGAAAAAACAATACTAATTTAATTTACTTATAATGAGTACTTATCTTCAGGGCGTCACAGATTATATACCACAAGCGCAACCATTTCAACCGGATCTGAACTTTTATGCAAATGTTATGCAGACAAAGCAGACCCAGTATGACACAAACTGGAAGGCCTTAAGTAAAATGTACAGTCAGTATTATTATGCTGATTTAACACGTGATGGTAATATAAAAAAGAAAGATAGTTATTTAGATAATATTGAATTTCAACTTAAAAGAGTATCTCAGTTAGATCTTTCTTTAGAGCAAAATGCTACTCAAGCTACACAAGTATTTAAACCTTTTTATGAAGATAAAGGCTTAATGAAAGATATGGCTTGGACTAAAAACTATAGTAATCAATTAAATAAATCAGAAATTTTTAGAAATTCCACAGATGAAAAAAGCAGATCCCAATATTGGGAAGATGGTGTACGTGGTATGAACTATTTAAAAGATGAATTTAAAGAAGCTACAGAAGAGGATGCTATGGGTTTTCAAAATGCTGAATATGTACCTTATGTAAACCTTCAAGAAAAAGCTGAAAAAATTGCAAAAGATGCAGATTTATCTATTGAGAAAGTAGAGTTCAGTGATGGAGGTAAGTTTATTATTAAAACTAAAAATGGCGAAGCTCTTACTGAACCTTTACAAAAGTTATTTGAATCACGTTTAGGTACTGATCCTGGCATTCAATCAGTATATAAAATGAAAGCCTATGTAGATAGAAAAGATTATGCATATAGTAATGCTGCTCAATTTGGAGGAGATAAAAATGCATCAGAGATGAAGTATCTTGAAAATAGCTTTAATGTGTTAAAAGCTCAAAGTGATCTAAGATATAAGCAGCTTCAAGTAAATACACAAGTATATGATAATAAAATAAAAGATTTACAAAGTCAAGTTGATAACGGCACTGCATCACCAAATGCAAAATTAATGATTGAGCAATATAAAATGAATAAAGATATTAATGATAAAGTTTTGGCCCGTGCTGAATCTGAATCTAAAATGCTTAATGGTGGTCAATCTAGTACAGCAGTAACAACTACAGGTTTTTCAAATCCCTATGGAGACTTAAAATCATTAAGATATAAAGTTGATAATGGAATGGCTTCAATGTTAATGCAGAAAGACTTGAATGAAGCAGCAAATGTATATGCATTCAGAGAAATGGAAATGGACATAGAAGCCAATCCATATAAAATCTTAGAAGAGAAACAAAGAAATAGTATGCAATTAATTGCAGCTAGAGAAAGAGCATCTATGAATGTTGCAGGTTATAAAATGAAACTTCAAAAACAAAAAGATTATGAAGATGGCATTTTAGAAAATGATCAAGGATACAGAGATGAGCAAGGAAACATACAGTTATATGAAGATCAAAATATTGTCACAACAAAAGAAAGAACTTCTGGTAACACTACAGATGCAACTAACTTCAAAAATAGAAGTAGAGATATTTCTAATATGACTAAACAAGATTTACTTGATCCATATTTTAAAACTACATTTTCTGTATTAGATCAGGCAATAGCCGGTAAAAAAATCAGTAAAGAAGATGCCGGTAAAATACTTGGTTATAATAAAAACCAAAATATATCTTTAGATGACTTCATTAAGAAGTATAATACATATGGAGATCCTTGGTTAAGAAAACAAGTAGGATCTAAAGGTATTAGAGATATAAGAAATAAAATGAATGAGTGGGTTGGGGACAATAGAGAATTAAGCTTGTTTACTCAAAATGGTGAAAAAACACCAATCTATAAACAATATAGAGATGCTAATATGCAAATGCATGATTACATGCTATATATTAAAGCAGATGAAGACTGGAGAAAAGAATCATCAAAATCTGTTGTAACAGACCTTACAAGGGATGGTTATGGAAAAGCTAAATTTTTATATAATGATGATGGTAATCTAAGATCAGAAAAAGAATACATCAATGAGTTATTAAAAAATAAAGCAATATCTAAAGAGGATTATGCGGCTCACTTAGCAAAAGTTAAAGAAGAAAAAGGAGAATCTGCTTATAATGGTTATCTTACTATGGCTAGTATGCTAATGGGTAAAGAGCCAGGATGGTTGAAAATGTTAAATAACATAAACAGCTATCTTGAACCAGTTGTTAATCCTAAAACTTATGCTGCTAAAAAAATATATAAAGGTCTTACAGAAGGCTCATCTGACTTTGATTACAATACTCTTGTAACTGAAGCAGGTAAGTCATATTCAAGTAAGGAAGTTATTAAGAAAGCGCCTGCTAGAATACCAACAAAAGGACCAACAGATCCTGGTACAGGTTTATATACTATAGGAACATCATTAATAAGTGTAAATCCAAAAGGACTTAGCCTAGGTAAAGTAAAATGGAATGAAGTTGCAAATGATTTAAGTGGTTTTGATTGGTCAGGTATAACAGATAGGGTATCCTTATATGGTATTTCTAAAGATGTATATGATAAATCAGGCAACAAACATAATGATATGGGTAAAGCTGTGTTTGACAAAATACGTCAAGATATGCAAAAAGGCAAATCTTCCTTAAATGTTTTTGAACTTGAGGTTGCTCCAATAGCGGGAGCTTCAGGTAGAACATCTGCTGTAGTTGTTAAACCAAATACAGAATGGATAAAAGCCAATACATCTAAACTAAATTCAAAAGGAGGTATATCTGAAGCTGGTTTATTTACTCCAAATGAAGCACAAGCCATTATGAAAAATGGTCTTACTTATTTCATGGATAATAGAAAAATGAATAACAGTATGTATAAGTCAGCGTATCAATCTCCAATAGAAAGTTATGTTGAGATCTTTGATAAGTATGAAGTAAACAGTATTGGTGGAGATCCAATGAAATCATTTAAAGTTGAAAAGAATACATTGGGTACAGGAGATTATACTACTACAGTATCTTATCCTATATTTAATCCGGACAATGGTAAAATGGAACAAGAGGTATATAGAAACAATATTGGTTTAACTGGTGAAAACTTAACTACTTTAAGAAACAATATTGTGTATAACCTAATGGATGATCTGGATTTTGAAAATACTTTAAAATATAATAACTTTGAAAAAGAAGGTAGATAATGGCAGATGAAACACCTTTTAGCCCGCTAGATGCGTTAGGTCCAGAATATGGAGATATAAATGCACCAAGATTAGATGCTCAAGGTTTGTCTCCTTTTGAAGGAGATATGCTTAGAGACCCTAAGATTAATTTTCCAAAAGTTGAAAGATACTTTCCGGTATTACCTAAAGTTGGTAATCTTGATAGGCCTAATAGAGCAATTGAACAAAATGTTGTAAGAACTCCTGCAAATAATTCTAGCATAGCTCCTAAAAGAATATCAGGTAGTCAAAATAAAGCAAGCACACGTCAGTATTTAGATGCTCTTTTTCAAGCTAATCAAAATAAAAATTCATATGCAAAAATATATTCATACAATGCTGGACCAGATGGTAACGCATTTTATAAAAGATATGCATCATATGGACAAGAAACATTTGATAAGATTGGGTTTCATCCATTAAGAGATAATGAATCAAACTTTAATGCACAAACAACTAAGTGGGATGATTTCTCTAGAATGATGACACATTCATTTGGGCCTTTGTTTGCAAGAGGTTTTGTATCAGGTCCAAAGAGTTTATGGAAAATGGCTCATGGTGACTTTACTAGTGCAGATAGAGAAGATGCTACGGCATATGAAGAAGCTGCTGCAATTGGTCAATCAAGTAAAGGTGGTCTTTTCAGCTTTGCTAATAATACTATGATGAACTTTGGTTATACAGCCGGTATTATAGGAGAAGCCATTGTTGAAGAAATAGGTGGTGCATTACTTGCAGCTCCAACAGGAGGTGTTAGTTTATTTGCAACAACTGCAAATATAGCTACTAAGGTTCCTAAAGCATTAAGTTTAACTGAAAGAGCTTTTAATGGTTACAGTGCTGTAAAAAATACTTTAAAAAGTTTTGACAGTATGCAGTCAGCAAGAAAGTTTTGGAATGCTGCATCATCAAATAAGACTATATCTGCAATTGGTAGAGGATTGAATCCTTTAGAAAATACATTTGAAGCTATGAGAGCTATAAAAGGTGCAGACAATATTACAGACCTTGCAACACTTTCAAAGACAGCAGGCGGTTTCTATAGAGATATTAGAAAGATTAATATGGCTTTATCTGAAGCTAGATTAGAAGCCGGTATGGTTGAAAATAAAGTATATGATAAACTTTATCATGAAGCTTACATGGCAAAAGGTGAACCGCCTAATAATAAAGAACAAGCTGCTCTAGAAAAACAATCTAAAGAAGCATCATTAGAAACTTTACTTACAAACACAGCTCTTATATATGCATCAAATGCAATTACCTTTAATAACATCACAGGACCCAGAGGAGGCTTAAGAAACTTTATGAAATCTACTAAAGATGATATATATCATATGGCATCTAAAGAAGGTCAAAAAGACTTTGGTAAAATAGGTAAGGTAATTTATGATAAAACTGCTAAAAAGTTTGACTTAGAAAAATCTGGATTTAAAAGCTGGTTAAAAGGTTGGAAAAGAGATCCCATATATAAATCTGTATTTGGTACTATAGGTTACTTTAAAGCTAATTTTACTGAAGGTATTCAGGAAAACTTTCAGGAAGTAATTGCGCAGGCTAATGAAAGATATTATGTTGATAGTTACAAGAGCCCTACATTGCAAACACAATTATATTCTAAAGGTGTAATCTCGGCTGATTTAAAACCTAAAAGTAGTTACTATTCAGAAGGTTTAAAAGACCAATTTGGTTCTCAAGGTTTTGAAACATTTGCTTCTGGATTCTTTATGGGAACCTTAGCTGCTCCAGTAAATGCAGCAATTCCTTTTTTAAGCTCTACTTATAATAGAACATTTAATAAAGAAGAGTTTGCTAAATGGGAAAAAGATGAAGTTGCCATTGCTACAAAACTTAAGAAGGAACTTAATGAAGTATCAATGAAGGACTTTATGTCTGATAGAATTATGAATACAGGTGCTCAAGATTTGATTAGCAAAATAAGAACCAATGCTAGTAAGAAAGAGGGCCTAGATTCAGAAACTGAATCATACATAAATGCTGTTGGTACTATGAGAAGAACAGGTACCTCTGATATTTTTATTGATAACTTAAAATCATTTAAAGAATATGATGATAAAGAGTTTGCTGATGCTTTAAAAATTACAGAAGACCAAGTACCTAAATATAGAAGTAGAATTGATAATGCGGTTACTAGACTAACCGACATTAATAATATTTTTAATTCAGCAGAAAGAAAGTATCCTAATCCAGCAAGTTTAGATAACCTAGGTGAGCCCGGATCTGATGAGTATATTGCAAAAGTAGCGTTATATAATGGTTGGAATAGATCTATAAATAACTATGCATTTTTTACGGAAGCCTATCAGGATGTAAGAAAAAGAAGAAGTCAGATACAAGATAAGTATAGTAATAATCCAAACTTTCAAAGTTTAAACAGTACAGAAAAAACTTTATTGTTTGAACCTGAAAGAATAAAAGATGAAGTAAAAATATTGAGTACTCAACTTGCTATAGAAAAAGATGGGGAAAATGATTCTAAAAAAGTATTTGATTTAGAAAATAACATTAAAGCATTAACTGACTATTCTAATGCTCATTTAGCATTTGATAACTTTTTTAATAGAGCAGACTATGCTAAAGTTATAAAAGAAGAACTCCAGAAGAAAACAGGTAAGGAACCTACTCCAGAAGAAATTGCAGAAGAGTTAGATAATAAGTTTGGTTCATTAGACAATGAAGAGCGCAAGCTATTTCATATGATTAATCTTAAGAATGCTCATAATAGTTATTTAAAAACACTTGCTAAAGATAAAGGAGAATATATTTTTGATGAAAATGTAGAAGAAGGTTTTGGACTTTTAATAGATTATTTAAAACTTGGGCATGAGAAACAAAGTCTTGCTGAGTATGTAGATATCATGAATGACCCAGCTCAGTTCATGGAATCAGCTAGAAGAAATGCTGAGTGGATGAGAAAGTTTTATGATAAAAGAGTAAAATACTTTGAAGATCTTATTAACTCTGAGTTAGGTAAAGTAAGAGACAATGCTTTTTTGAACAAACTTGCAGATGACCAATTGTATTTAAATAAAGAAGACATGGAAAACTATCTTGGAGACAAGAATATTCCACCTTCTGAAATCTATGATGCTAAATCAAAACAAGTATATCCTAAAGGTAGTAAAGAATACAATGAAATATATGCTGAATACTTTGAAAAGAGAGCTAAATTAAAATCACAATTAAGTCCAAAGAAAACAGGTGTAATCAAACAGACCTATGAGGATAAGATAAATGAGCTTAATGCTAAGAAACAAGAAGAGATTGATGCGTTACCTACTGAGACATTTAAAAACTATGGTGAAGACCTACAAAGAAAAGGTAAAAATAAATCTGTAACTATTCAAGAACTAAATGAGCAGTTACAACCTGAAGAGTATGTAGAAGTAGATTATAAAAATGCCATTGAACCAATGGTGTTTTATAAAGATGCTGAAGGTAATTTAAGATATGAAACTCCAGATGGAGCCTATGTTGAAATGGCTGAACTTAAAACTAGATTCACGGAAGCTAAGAGGTTTAGTTATGAGCAAAAACCAGATGAGTCTAAAGTGAAAGAGATTGAAGATAGATATAAGGCTAGAATTGAGGAAATCATGGAAGCCTACAATTCAGACTTACAAGATATAGAGGCCACTATTCCTTTTGAAGAAGTTACTGCTGACACTAATTTAAGCACAGCGGATCTTAAAGATTTTAGAAACATGCTGTATGAAAAGTTTGTATCTGACTACTTGGATAATTTATCACAAGAAGAGCAAGATGCAATTTATGCAGATGAAACTGTAATGGATCTAGAATTTGAGAAATGGTACAGACTTCCGGAAAACAAGAAATACTTTGATGAGTATAACAAACAGAACAAACCTAAAGCTGTAAAAAATAATATAGAGTTTGATTTTGAAGGAGCTAAACTAAATACTTCAGATTTAACTCTTCCTGAAATAATCAATTATAGAGATTCTATTAATCAGAAGATAACTAATCTAGAAGAAATAATAAGTGAAGCTGAAGAAATAGAAGGTGAAGAAGAAGCCATTGCTATATCTAAGAAAGAAAGAAATGAATTAAGAACTGATTTAAGAAATCTTAATATTGTTATTCAAAGAAGACAATATGAAAACTTTTCTGAGCCCATTAAAGAAGCCGTTATAAAAATACAGAAGCTTATTACTGCTCAGAAAAATGTTGAAGAAGACTATCTTCTTACTGAAGATGACCAGGTAACAGGTTTAAAAAAAGGAGAGAAAGCATATAGAATAAATGGAGAAATTCATAGAAGGACTACTAATGCCATACAAGATGTACTTGGTAGTGAATATGAATATCAAGGTAAAGCTCAAGTAGACTCTGCTTTTAATAATACTATTGGTAAAACTGGTTTAAATGAAAAATCTATAAATGAATTTATAGACACATTAAATGGATTACTAGCTTCAGATAATTTACCAGGAGCAAATAGTTTGTTTATTGAAAAAATAGAAGATCAGTTAAAAGCTCTTGATGGATTAACACCTGAACAGATTAAACTTGAAAGAGAGAAAGAAGTACTGTTAAAGTCTCTAGATAAAAAGATAGGTGACATTATTAAAGCTGAAGAAGATAGATTACCACAAAGAGTAGATAATCTAAATGTACAAAGACAAGAAATTGAAAGACAGCTTTTAGAACTTGAAAATAAAATCAAAGGTACTAAATCTTCCACAACTACTACAACTACTACAGATACTAAAGCTGATATAGAAAGAAGATTAAAAGAAGAAGCAAATACTTTAGAAAAAGAGTTTGCAAGTATTAAAGTTAAAGATGGCGGAACTCTTTTTGGTAAAGATGGAAGTTTGTATATAAATGCTTTAGATGCTGCTGTTTATGGTATAAAAGAATCATTTAAAATTATATTACCAGAATACCAAGAAAAAGCAGATAGATATATTTTTATCACTAAGTATTTTGATCAAGCTGTTAAAAAAGAACTAGCTGCTTTAGGAAGTACTACAGATACTAAAGCTGATGTAGAAAGAAGAAGACAAGAAGACTTAGATAAAACTAATGCTCAAATTGAACGTGTAGAAAAAAGAGGTGATTCTTTTATTAGAACAAAAGTTGAAGTTTATACTACTTTAAGTAGTAATGAAACATTAGATGAAATTATAATAATTACATTTAAAGATGGAAGTAGAATATTTAGAACAACAGATGTTAAAACAGGAGAATTAATTCTTGATGAAAAAATAAAAAAGGATAATTCCACTACAAATGAAAAATTTATTGAAGAATGGGTTGGCAACTTAGATAACAGTTTAAAGAAAATATCAGAAGATAATAATCCAAATAAAACTGCTGTAGATAAAATCAATGCTAAATATGCTGCAGAATTAGAGGCATTAAAACAACCTACTAACACTACTAAAGCAACAGAAGAAGAAGCCTTAGCGCATAATACTACTAGAGATATTATTATGAATATGTTTGCTGAAGAAACATATCAAGATAGTAGAGATGCTGGTAACTTCTTAGATGATGCTAAAGATTACTTAGAGTCTGGTGTTAAACCAAAGTTTGATGAAGCTAAGATAACAGAAGAAGCATATAATAATTTGTTCAGCCCTGAAGGTTTATTAACTACTATTAAAAAAAAGGTAGATACTGGAGAATTCTTCTTAGTAGGCAGAGGACTAGTAGTATATGATTCAAATATTAATAAACTTAATAAAGATAAAGATAGAATTGCTGGTGAGATTGACTTACTTATAGCTACTAAAGATGGTATATTCATTGTAGATATTAAGTCTGGAGAATCAACAAAATGGAGAAACTTTAATAAGTTAAGCACAGATAAAGACAGAAACTATTCTAAAAGAGAAGAATATACTTTACAGCAAGGAGCCTATGCTACTATGCTAGAGAAAATGATAGACTATCCTGTAGCTGGTACTGCACTATTAGCAATACAAAGGAGTTCAAATAAAGAAACTAATACAATTGTATCTGCCGGAAAACCTGAAGCTTCTTCTATATACTATGATGTAACCTTTTTAAAAGATGAAAAAGGTAATTATAAAAGAAACAAGTATGGTGAATTATTAAGTAAAACAGGAACTACTAAGTTTTCTGATTGGATGACTCCTTTATATAGAGAAACAGTACAAGATAAACTTGACATCTTATTTCCACGGAAAGCTGTAAAATTTGCACCAGGTCAGAAAGATAAAGTAACTAAGAAATTTAACAGTTTCTTGGTTGATCTTCAAGCAATCACTAATGAAGATACTGATAAAAATATAAAAGCATTAGAGGAAGTAGAAACAGCTATTGAAGATTTTGTAAAAGTTAATAATGTTGAGATACCGGATAATGTAAAAGAAGCATTAAATGATAAGAAAACTCAACTAGGTAAAACAGTTGGTACTAATTTGATTGATGAAGTTATAAGTAAGTATGAAGCACAAGTTTCTAAAAGCAAATCTACATTAGATACTCTTGTAGCTAATCTAGCTAAGATTAAATCTAATGTATCATTTGATGAAATAGACTTAGAAGATGACAGTGACTTTATCCAAGAACAGCTAGAGGCGGATAAAGAATTTAAAGATAGATTTGAAAAACATGCTACTACATTTGTAGGCCGTAGTGGTGTCCCTAGTATAGGTCAATTAGTAGCTGTAGATACCCTTAATTTATCCGGTATTATAACAGATTCCGAATATAAAGCAATAGCAGCTGAAGATTATAACATGGAAAATGTATCTAAACTAATCCATGATGCTGTTAGTAGAATTCAGTATTTAAAAGTAAACAGTCAAACAGCTGAAGAATCAAATAAATTTAAAATATACCAAAGTCAGATCATGAATGTAATGACCAGTAGTAAAATCAATCAGTCAAATATTGGTGCTGTTACTAGTTTAAAATTGGCCAAAACTAAGATGGCAGAGGGTAAGTTTAAAGATGCATTAGATATTATAAATGCTGAGAAATTTAAAATAGAATCTAAAATAAGAGATTCTAAAAATGCTTATACTACAACAGAACTACAGAAAAAAGCTGATGAATTAACTAAGGTTGCAGAAGCTATAGTAACTACAACAGGTTATGTTGAAGAACAGTTTGAAATACCTGTAGAAGAAGAGGTTCAAGGAGATGAAGAAGAGATAGATTATGAAGAAATGTTTGACAAAATAATTCTTAAAAAAGGTATGACTCTTTTTTCTAAAAATGCTAAATTTACAGTTAGATCCTTCAATATAGTAAAGAAAGAAGTTACCATTAAGGATGATATGAATAGAGAATTTACTATTACTATGGATGAACTAAATAAAAACTATACAACTGAAGAGGATACCCTTGGTCCTGAAGTAACAGAACCGGTTGAATTAACTCCAGAAGAAGAAAGCTTTGTAAAAGAATCTCAAGATAATGTAACTGACATATTAGATGATGCACCTACGACAGATGTATTAATGAAAGAAGCTGATAATATATCTTTAGATAAAGCTGAAGATGACCTTTTAGATGACTTAAACTGTAAATAATAATGAGTATCACTTGTGCGCTGTCTGATGACCAGATTAAAAAATTATTCAAACTAACATATAAAAGAATGCAAGAGGCCTTAGACTCAAAGACTGAGTTTAATGCTGATGCTTATATGAAAGATTTGTATAACAAAATTTCTACTAGAGAAGATGCAGAAACTGCTGCTAAGTTTATTCAACAAGTTCCTGCTATAATCCGTACAATTGGGGCTAAGACTATGTTTTTAAACTTAGACTTTACAAACAATCTGGATGAGAGAGCTCTTAAACAATTGAGTAGAGATTTCAGTATACAAGCTGTTAAAGATAAATACCAACCTGTTCCAGAACCAAAAGGTGCAGAACCTACAGAGAAGCAAAAGCAAGTTGAAGGTTTACAATTAAAACAAATTGAACTTGGTGAAGAACCAGTTACAATTATTAAACCTAATAGGTTTAAAACTTTAAGTCCTTTTGGAGGTACCTTACAGACATATGTAAAGTTTAAACCATCAGAACAAGGAGAAGGCAAAGTTATTGTAGAAGAAATAGATCCTGAAAAAATACATATTGTAAATACATTCCAAAGAATAAAACAGATTCAGGCTATGTCTGATATCACTGATGGAATTGAGTATGATGGTAAGAAACTTAGTTTTAAAACTCAGAATCTTGATAGATTTGCAGTTGGAGATAACTTTAACATTTTAGATAAAGCTACAAGAGAGGAAATAACTCTTTCTAGAAAAATCAGAAAGAACAAAGACAAAGTAAATCCAAACATATCTCAAGTAGACCAAAGAGTAATCTTGTTATTAACAGATAAGTTTGGTAACATGTTATACTTTGATAAAGAAGGTACTCTTACAGATAAAGAGAAAGGTAAACCTGTCTATCAATTTATGAGGGTTGTTAGAAAAGAAGGAACAAGCTTTACAGTAAAAGATATCTATAACATAGATGATCAAGTTATTTCTCCAAAGGAGTTTGTGGATGCTACATATGATCCTAAGATTGATGGTACTAAAGAAGAATATCTTGAGTTAGTTAGAAAAGAACAACAGAGTGAAATGAAAGAGTTGTATAACTTACAACAGAAAGCATTAAAAAATGATGAGCTTTTATTACCTATAACTGGTATAACTACAGGTGTACCATCTAACTTAAGCAGTACAATTATAAAGCTAAATGAACTTGGTAAGTTTCCGGGTATTGATAGCAAGGTGTATGATACTATTGATGTACTTCCAAAAGATAGAAATGGTATATCTGCAGGACGTGCTGTAATAGAAATCAATGGAGATATATTTCAAATAGATAGACCAAGAATAACTGAAGAGTTAGCAATGGAAATTACTAATGTAATGACTAGCACTGTTATTTCTAATACAGCTAAGATAAAATATTTAGAACAATTTTTATCACCTACTATTGCAGCATCATCTAGAAAATATAAATTCCAGTATAATAAAGATGGTAAATATATTTACTTTAAAGAGTTTGCAAAATTTAATGAGAAAGAACCGGTAGGAAAAGATAACTTACTATCTGCAGATACCTTAAAAAAACTAAACCCTGAACAATTAAAAGAAGTAAAAGATAAAATACAAAGAGTATTATTAAATGGGGGATCCAAAAATACAGTAGAAGGA